GGAGCAGGAGGCCGTCCGTCTCCGCCGGCCCCGCGGACTGCTTCTCCTGGACGGGGTTCGCCGCGTGGTGGTGGCCCGGCGGCGCCTCGCAGGTGCAGATGGGCCCTCTGCACCGGCCAGCCGCCGCCGGGACAGGACGACCCGTTGATGACGCCGCTGGAGCCGTAGGCGTCGTTGCGGAAGCCGCTGATCGCCTCCGTGGCCTGCTCGAAGATGCGGCTGTCGGTCGCTCGCATCAGGACGTAGTCCTTGCCGGGCAGCGCGATCCATTCCTCCACGACGGAGTCCGGGTTGTTCCACGTCCCCATCTTGATGTGCATGAGGTAGCGGGCCTTCTGGTTCGCCATGTCCCGCGACCACTTGAACCCGCCGCTGATCTCCGAGGGCTGGAAGTCCCGCACGCCGCCGTAGCGCCAGTCGTCGTACTCCTGCGTGCCCTGCTGCGGCGGGGTCGCCCCGGTCGGGTGGCGGGTGGGGTCTGTCGCGTGGTCCACGCCGGGCTGGTAGACCTCGCGGGACTGGCCGGAGATCGTGATGTTGCGACGCCACAGGTACTCGTCGGGATCCTGGTACGGCCAGCCGCCATCCGCCGCGCCCTGCACGAAGTCGCGGTAGTAGGCGTTATTGATGTACATCTGCCCTTCGTGTTCGGTGTTGTGGGCACCGATGCGGTTGAAGATGTGCAGCTTCGGGCCGCCACCGCCGCCGTACTCCAGGCACCACTCGGGCGTGATCTCCACGTCGTAGGCCCACCACGCCTCGGTCTCGACGTTGCCCTCGCCGAGTCCCTTGGTGAACGCAGCCCCGTCGCCGTCGGTGAACGCCCACGAGTCGTCCAGCATCCGCGCCCACGCCCAGGACGAGCCGCCCACGCTGCAGGGGATGTAGAACTTCATACAGCCCGTGTGCCCGCTCTTGCGCCGGGCCGCGTCCGCGTGGCTCGGGCCGACCCACTGCAGGTAGGCTGGGTCCGCATTCAGGAAGCGGTTCGGGTCGTTGCGGTAGAGGGAGCCGAAGCCGTAGTTGTGGACGGACTCGCTGGTATCGAACCGCTCGGCAATGCGCATACCCGGCAGGCTGGCGAGGTAGTCGTGGTCGCTGGTCGTCGTGCTGGCGGCGGTCACCGTCAGGGTGAACGAGACGTAGCTGGCGACGTTGGCCGCATCGTCCGTGCAGCGCACACTGATGCTGGTCGCCGTCAGCGCGGAGGTGCGGGCGACGTTGATCCGGCCCCGGCCATCCGCCAAGGTTTCGATGGTGACCTCGGAGGGCAGCGCGGACTGCGTCTCCCAGTTGGAGTAGGGTTCCGTCCCGCCGGAGGCGTCGAGGATGATGGCGAACGCCGACCCCACCACGCCGCTCGCGTTGGTGATCGGGTCCACTACCGGGCCCGACGCGGCGGCCAGCACCCGCACCGGGGCGGACGCCTGCAGCACCCGGCCGTCAGCGTCCTCGACCTGGCAGGTCAGGGTCGCCGTGCCCACGTTGGCCGTGAGCGGGCTGCCCGTCACCACGCCGGTCGAGCCGTCGATGGCGCCCCAGTGGGTGCCCACCTCCGTGTAGGTGTAGGGCGGCTCGCCGCCGGAAGCGGAGAACCCCACGCCCGGCGCGTAGGCCGAACCGGCCGTCGCGTCGGGCAGTTCCGGGGCGGTCAGGGTCAGGGCCGAGTCCACGTCCATGTAGATCGTGCGGCGCCCCACGCGGCCCTGCGAGTCGGTCAGCGTGACGACCGCGGCCGGGGACTCCAGCACGTTGGACGTGCCGGTGACCAGACCGGCGGTGCTGATGGTGCCGGCGCCCGCGAAGGAGCCAGACTCCCGGCCCCAGGTCAGCGTCCCGTAGCCGCCTGAGCCCGACAACTGGTGGCTGTACGCCACGCCCGCCGTGGCCGACAGGACGCCCGGATCCGCGATCACCGGCAGCGTGGCGCTGCGCAGGGTCACGGTGTAGTCGTTGAACAGGGTCGGGTCGTCCTCGTCGTACACCCGCACCCGGGCGGTGAACTCCCCCGACAGCGCGGTGTTGCCGATCACCCGGCGGTTGGGCACGTCGATGGCAAGTCCAGCCGGGAAGCCGGTGACGCCCGGATAGGCGATGGCGTTGGCGTAGGCCGCGCCCGTCCCCGGCGTGATGTCCAGGAGGTAGACGTAGTCCTCCCCCACGGTCACCGGGTCGAGGGTCAGGGTGTTCAGGGTGGGGGCGGTGCCGGCGGCCTCTACGGTCAGGGTCAGATCCTTGGTCGCCGTGTAGCCCGTCGTGCCGTCGCTCAGGGTCAGCCGGACGGCCACATCCCCGGCCGTGCTGGTGACCGTGCCACCGAAGTCACCCGTGGTCGGATCGACGGCGACCCCCGAGGTGGTGACGATCCCCCAGGTGGGGGTGCCCACGAGGCCCGAAGCGGTCGCCGTCCCGCTGGCCGTGGCGCCGGCCTTGAACGGGCCGATGCTGGCCGTGGTGATCGCCAGGTTGGCGTTGATGGTGGCCGAGACGCTGTAGGGGGCCGTCTGGCGCCCATCCTGGTCGCGGCAGAACGCCGTGGCGGTGATACCCCCTGCCGTGGGGTTGGTCACGGTCAGCGTGCCCGTGGCGGCGCTCCAGGAGCCTCCGGTGGGCAATGGGCTGGTCAGGGTGAAGGTCTTGCCCGGCCCGCCGCCGTTGGCCTCGAACTGGTAGGTCCAGGTCACCCCGGCCCGGCCGTCGCTGGCGGGCTTGGCGACCATCTGCAGGGGGTCGGAGACGGTGAATGTGTAGTCGACCGGGGCCGACCGGACGCCGGTGTCCACGTCCACCACGACGCCCGAGAAGGCGGCGATGCCCGCGACGGAGGGAGGACCGGACAGCAGGCCGGCGGCATCCGCCCCCACGCCTCGCGGATCCCCGGTGAACTCCCACCGGACAGCCCCGCCCGAACCGCCCCGGTATCGGAGTTGGTAGGGGCCGTAGGCGATGCCCACCGTGCCCACCGGCAGGGTCGCCGGTATGGCCTCGATGGGCTGGTCGGGGGTGGTGTAGCCGGGCTCGCGCCGGAACAGGGCGGTGAACAGTCTGCCGACAGATGCCATGTTACACAGCCTCCGCGTACCAGCGCGCCGCGTAGCTCGCGGCATCCGCGCTGCCCGTGCCAGCGCCGCGTGCGTCTCCGTAGGTCAGCCGGTAGTAGCTGTCGGCCGCTGCGCTGATGTCGGCGCCCGTCGAGGTCAGGATGCGGTTGGCCGCGGTGCCGCCGCCGGCCGCCGCGTCCTGAATGGTCGTCGCCTGACGGAAATGAACGTAGACCACGTCCCCAACAGCAGGTGCGTCCACCGTCCGCAGCACCGGCGTCGAGGACGCGGTGACATGGAGGATTCCCGCCCGGCCCTTGGCGACGCCGCTGCGGGTGAACGTACGGACCACGTCGGTGGTGCCGGTGACGGCCACGCCCTTCACAGCGCGGTTTGCCGCGCACAGCCAGTCGTAGTAGGACGTGAACACCGGGCGCTTCACATCCACGCGGGTGTCGAGGCTGTAGTCGCCGGAGATTTCGTAGCGGCGGACTGCCGTTGCAGAGAACGGGATGTAGATGCCGTTGATGTCGTCGCGCACCAGGTACGCGCCGTTCGTTCCGGTGTTGTTGCCGATGCCCGTGAAGATGTGCCCCCACGAGTGGCCGACGCCGCCGAAAGTGGTGTTCTTGATCCACAGCGTCGCGGCGACCGGCGGGTACCCGGCCGGGTTGTAGGCGTCGATCTTGTGGGTCTCGGTGGTGAACTCCCAGAACGAGGAATCGCCAACCACCATGCCGAAGGCGCAGTATTCGACGTGAACGTCCTTGGCAAGCCACTGCGCGCCGGCAGCCGCAACGCCGATGCCGACCCACTTCACGCGCCCGCCGGACGTGTAGCTGCCGCCCCAAGTCGAGTGGTCGAGGTCGAACGTCGTGGAGTTGATGACCGTGCAGATCCACAGCGCGTCGCCGTGGCCGCTCGTGCCCGCGTGCGCGTTCGTCGTGAGCGTGGCATCAGCGGTCATGCCGCCGCAATGGACTTGGTCGCCGGTGGTGAACCCGTGCGCCGACGATGTCACGACGCGGATCGCGCCGCTGCCGTTGTCCGCCATAGACGTGATCGTGCGCCAGCCGCCGTTCATGACAGCCGTGACGTTGTCGAGCGACTGGTTGCCGCCCGCCTCGAACTTGAATCCATAGCGGCGCATCGCCCAGGCGTCGGTGTCGCGGATCTTGTAGTTGGCCGGGTTGATGCCGCGGCCAGCCGTCGCCTTGAACCCCACGTCGGCGTTCATGAGGATGACGTGGTCGAGGCCGCTGCGCTCCTGCAGGCAGGAGGACTCTACGCACACCGTCAGGTTGTTGGTCTCGTTGTCCGCGCCCGCGCCGTTGATGGCGAGCCACTTCAACTCAGTGCCATCGGACGCCTCGTCTGCCGTGCCGACGTAGCCGCCGCTGGTGTACGCCCCGGCCCACGTCGAGCTTTGCAGGTCGATGGTGTTGGCGTCGATGGACGTGACCAGCCAGCCGGTCGTGCCGTTGTCGGCGTTCGACACGCCGCCCACGTTCCGGGCGTACACGCGGGTGCCGGTCGAGTAGCCGTGCCCCACAACGGTCAGGCGGATCAGGCCAGGCGTTGCGGGGGACTCGATGGCCCCGGTAACCGCCTTGCCCCACAGGTTGTCACCGATGCGCCGGCCGAGCCGCACGATGGGCGTGCCGTCGTTCGGGAACGCCGACGTGCTGCGGATCATGCCGCTGACGTAGTCGGCGTTGTTCAGGTTGCTCGTCTTGCCTTCGACGCGGGCGCCGCCAGGCATCGTGTGCGTCACGTTGGTCAGGATGCGGCCGGCGAGGTCGAGGATGCCGCCCGGCATATTCTGTTGAGACGCCAGCGTGCCAAGGGACGCCCACGGGTCGGCGGTGCAAAGGAACCCCGGAAAGCCGCCGCCGATGGTTTCGGGGATGACACCCGTGCTTCCCCGGTTGTCGAAGCGCGCCATCATTCGCTGAATGGCGGTTGTCGAGGGGAACACGCCATCGCCGTAGCCCCCGTCCGTGCGCAGATCGAAAGGGGACAGGATGTTGGTGCGCCCCATCGGCACTTGGATGTCGTTGCCAACGCACTGGAAAACGTGCAACTCGCCAGACCACACGGTCAGCGGGTTGGTCGATCCGTTGATGGTCAGGCCGCCACCTGGGACGATGGTGATGGGGTACGTCTCGTCCTGCAGGACGACAAAACCCTGGCCGTCAGCCATGCCCCACGTCGTCAACGAAATGGGGCCAGTGGCAGCGGTGTTGGTGAGCGTGCCGCCATCGACGGCGCTCGTCAGGGTCGCGTCGGCCGTGTAGACGAACGTGTCGCCGTAGCCGGGGCCGGGGTTCAGCCGGGCGAGGATGCCGAGATTGACGGACAGGGACATTATGCGAACCTCGCGAGCTTGCGGACGGTCATGCGGGCGACCGCTGCAGCGTTGTTGTAGCCGGCTCCCGCGATCTCCACGTTCACGTTCTCGCCAGACGCGGTCATGGTCACCGTAGCGTCGGTGGTGCGGAAGTAGTTGTACTGGCTCGTGTACGCCGTCAGCGTCACGCCGCCACCCGAAGCGTTGTAGCCGTGCAGGATGTAGGACTTGATGGCGTGGGCGGCCGTGGCCGAGGTGCTGTCCGCGTGGGCGTACAGGTCAACTTGCAGCGCGAAGGGCAGGCCGTCGTAGCGGGCCAGTGGGATCACGAACATGTTCCCGCTGGTCAGGTCGCCGGTCTTGACCCGGATCTCGGCATCGCCCTGCAGGATCACGAAGCCGGGGATCTCCGGGTCGGTCACGTCCATGCCCGTGTTGCAGGACGGGTCGAGGATCAGCCGACCCTCGACGTTCTGCGTGGTGGGCACGGAGATCGCCGCCGTCTGGCTGGACACGTCGCCGTGCAGGCGGATGTTGTCGAAGCGGTTGTCGGTGGTCGCCCGCACGCTGGAGCCTGCGTCCAGCGCCCGCATCCGCAGGACCGGCGCGCTGGTCGGGAAGCCCGTGGAGTGGAACTCCAGGTCCAAGTCGGTGATCGTCTCGTCCTGCGTGGTGTTCTGGAAGCCCAGCGCGAACGGGACCGGGGTCGCCGCAGGCGTGTCGAGGAACAGTCGCACCCGGCCCTTGCCGGCGCTGCGGTCGTAGGCGTAGATGCCGACGTGGTCCTCGCTGCCAACCGCCGCACGGCTGTACACGTCCAGGTTGAAGTCGACCACGCCCGTGAAGGCGGTCGCGCGCCGCACCCCGTCGCACTCCAGCCGGCCGGTGACGAAGTCGCCGTGGTTCTGCGCCTGCACGCCGTAGCCGCAGTCCTCGGCCTTGCAGCCGGGGCCGAAGTGGACGCCGCGGATGCGGTTGGACTGGTTCGTGGAGCCCGTGCCGACCGCGTTTCCACGGATGCGGGTGTGGCTGTTGCACGCCTCGGCCACCACGCCATTCAACGTGATGTTGCCGATCTCCGCATCCGACGCCGCAGTGGCGACGATGTCCACCAGCACCGCACCCTGGCTCGTTCCACTGGTGTACGCCGTGTCGGTGCCGGTCAGGTTGTTGACCGCAACATCGGCGCAGTCCTGCAGCCTCAGGATCGTCGTGATGCTGGTATCGCCGGTCGCGGCCACCAGATTCGCCCCGCTGGCCTCGATGACGCCCCGCGTCTTGGCGTTGACCAGCAGGGCATACCCCTGCCCGGTCAGGCTGCCGAGGTTGTAGGTGCGAGCCCGCCAGCGCGGCGTCGCGCCGCCCGCGACCCACTGGTCGAGGGTCGCCTGCAGGGCCGCGCGGTCGTTGACGGTGCCGGTGCCCGCCGCGCCGTACCGCTGGTCCCAGCCGTAGGGGTAGTGGTAGGCGAGGATCGTCACGCCGGCCGTGATCTCGGCCGGAGAGGGCGGGTACAGGATCTCCCCGAGATCCGCCTGCGTGATGTCGAGGCTGGCCGGGTCGAAGCCTTGGCCGTAGATCACGTCGAACTCGTCGCCGTCGGCCGCGGTGAAGGCCAGCGTGATGACGGTGGAACTGGTTTCCTCGAAGTCCACCCCGGTGCGCAACTTGGCGCCGTTCAGGAAGGCCGTCAGTTCGTTGTTGCCCGGCGTGTAGGAGAGCGTGCTGGTGACGGTCGTCTGGCCGGAGGTCAGGGTGTAGGTGCGCTCGCGCTTGACGGGGGCCAGCAGCGTGACGGAATGAACCTCACCCGTGCGGAACACCAGCACATCACCCGCGCCAGCAGCCGACAGCAGGGTCACGGTGTCGGAGTCCGTCTCCGTGTAGTGCACGTCCTTGACCAGTCGCAGCAAGCCGCTGGACACGCTGGCCGACGCTGCCCGGTAGACGGAAAGCTGGTCGGCGCCGGGCGTGTAGGAGAACGCCAGGTTGAACTCGGCCTGCCCGGCCGTCGCCGTGATGACCTGCTCGTCGGTGGACTGCGGATCGGTCGGGGTGCCGGCGACGAAGTCGAGGCCCGTACCCCCGGAGTTGACCTTGAGGAACTTTCCCGACTGCGCCGACAGGCTCACCGCCGCCAGCGCATCGTCCGTGTCGCTCACCCGCAGGGTGCGCAGGAGCGAGTGCTTGAGCTGCTGGGCGATGTGGGTCAGCCGGTCCAGCGCCCGCTCCAGCGAGTTGGCGGGGAAGGCGTCGTTGGTCGTCAGGTCCAGCGGCTGGGTTGCGGCCACCTCCCGGCGGATCACCACGGCGGTCCCATCCAGCGGGGCGGTGGTGAACACCACGGAACCCGTGGCGCCGTCACCACCCGTGACCGAGTAGTTCGACCCCAGCGTCTGGGCGGCGCCGTCCACCGTGACCACGAGGTCAGCGGCGTCGAGGAACGGGAACGAGGTGGGGAAGGTGGTGGAAGTCCCGTCGCCCTCGAACTCGTCCAGAATGGTCTGCGTGGATGTGGTCATGGCGTGCCTTTGAGGGTCTGGGGCTGGGGGTGGATATGCAAGCCCTACCGGGCCGCCTCACTGGGTCGGAGCAGGTATTCCTGGCCGGTCTCTTTTTCGGCGCGCCGCTCCATGCGCCGCAGGTAGCCGGGGTTCAGCGCCTCCTGGATCTGCCAGAACACGAAGTAGTCCAGCGCGAGCCGGGTGTAGAACAGGTTCACGAACGGGGTGTTCTGCACGAGCAGGCGAAATGCCTTGGCGGAAGGGTCTTTCCCCGCCTTGGCGTCCTGCAGGAGATTCCACAGATCCTCGAACTTGCCCACCGTGGGGCCTGAAATTGTGGCGACCGGGCCGTTGCCGAACCGGCTGGCCTCCCCGAACAGGAAGTCGCCGTAGATCCCGAACCCGCCGCCCTGCTGCATGGCTGCGACCCACGTTTTCCAGTCCGTTGGATCGCGCGGCTGCTTGCCCTTCGCCAGATCCTTGGCGGCGCCGGCGAGATAGCCGAACGCGGTGCTGGACACGATCAGCGCGGCCATGCCGCGGATCTCCTGCGAGCGCATATCGCGCAGCCGACGGGCGCCGTAGCCGTAAAGCTCCCGCCCCATCTGCCGCTGCATGAAGCCGATGCCGAAGGACTTGAACTGCATCGCCGCCCGAGCCAGTTCGCCGGGGACGGTGCCGCGGCGGGTGCCGTGCCAGGTCGCCACGGTGCGGGCGCGCGCATCGGGCGAGATGACCGCGTAGTTCATGCGGTCGATCAGGAGGGTCTGCAGGCGCACGGCGACGCCCTCGCGAACGTCCTGCAAGGCGCGGTCGATGGCCGGCTCCAGCCCGGCGAAATCGGCGGCGCTCTGCTTGGCCCGGTCCTGGATGCGCCGCTGGACGCCATCGGCGAAGTCGGCCAACTCCTCCTCCCACTTCTGGCCGAGATCGCGCAGATCCTCCTGCAGCCGCTTGCGCAGCCGGCCGATCTCACCCGCAGCCGCCCGCTCGGCGGCGTCGGCGGTCGCCTCCACTTCGGCGGGCAGTTCGCGGTGTAGGCGCTGCAGGCCGCGCTCGATGTCGCCGGCCGCCTTCTTCAGGCTCGCCATGCGCTCCAGCGCCCGGCCCTTGTCGATGGTGGTGACCGATAGGGCAGCCTTGCCGATGTCGCGGATCTCGTCGCTCGGGCGCACACCGTAGCGCCAGAAGGCATTGGCGGCGTCGATGTCGAGTTGGGCGCGGGTCATCTCCTCCTGGATCTCGACCAGCCGGTCGTAGGCGCGCTGCGTGTCCTTGGCCAGCCGGTCCTCGGCGGCCGTCATCTGGCGGCCCTTGCGTGCCGTGATGGCCGCCTCACGGGCCTCGGCGAGGGCCTTCAGCCGATCCGCTATGCGCTGCTTGGCGCCGGCCAGCCGGGTCTCCAGCTTGGCGGTGCGCTTCTCCACCCACTCCAGCTCCTGCGCATCGCGCGCGGCGCGCTTGGTCACGCGCTCGGCCAGCCCGGCCTTCAGGGCGTTGATCCGGTCGGCAGCCAGTCCCGAGAACCGGCGGCGATCCATGCCGCGCACCGCTTCAGGGGTCAGCAGGGTCCGGCCGCCCATCTCGGCGACCGCACCCCGCACGACCTCCCACTCGGCCGCGCCGATGTCGTATTGGGCGAGCAGCCGGACGGCGGCCTCGGGCAATTCCTCAAAGGCGCTGCCGGACAGATGCCCAAGATGCCCAGCGGTCGCGAGCAGGGAGGACTCGCGCATGATGTCGGTCCACTTCGTCAGGCCCGACAGCCGGAAAAACTGCCGCTGCGCCCGGCTCATCGCCCCCACGGTGCCGTCCACCGCCGAGAAGCGGGCCGACAGCAGGCCCGTCATGCCCTCGGCGGCGTAGCCCAGCTCCGCGAGGATCGCCCGGCGCTCGGCCTTCGACCCCGCCCCCTCGAGCAGCCGCTGGAAGGGCGCGAGCAACTGCCGCCCGATGGAGCCGAGGAAGTTCTGCCCCTGGTAGCGCAGCTCCATCGCGGTGGCGGGGATGTCCGTCACCGAGGACAGCACCGCCCCGCCGAGGGAGGCCATGTTGTTGATGCCGCGGGTCACGGTGCCGGAGATGCCCAGCAGGCGGTTGACCGATGCCCCGGTGCGTCCGGCGACCTCCTGGTACAGCCCATGCGCCCAGCCCTGATCGGGGTTCCCGCGCGCCTCCATCGTGCGCAGGGCCTCGACGTTGCCCGCCGCCCGCAGGCGGTCGCGCACCTGCTGGTAGATGCTGCGCAGGTTGCCCTCGGGGTTGGTGCCCAGCACCCGCATCAGGCCCGTGGCGTCGGCTGAACTCTCCAGCCCCCGCAGCACGGACTCACGCAGGTTGCCGCGGCCGAACTCGCGGTTGTAGGCCGACCAGTCATCGGCGGACTTGAAGTGCAGCACCCGCCCCTGTGACAGCTTCTTGGCGAGGTTGCCCGGCCCCTTGAACGCGGGCGCCTTGTCGCCGGGGACCGATTCGTGGATGCCGGTGACCAGCCCGCGGTAGGCCTCGTCCAGCCAGCGGTTCATGTCCTCCGGCGGGCCTTCGGGGAACATCCGCTCGAGGTCCAGGCGCGGCAGGATCGCGTCGCGCCACGCCTCGAAGCCCTGCTGCAGCATCCGGTCGGCGTCGTGGCTCTGGCGCACGATGTAGCCGTCCACCTTGCCGATCCACGCGCCCGCCCGGTTCGCGTCCACGCGGGCCTTGTCCTGCCAGCGCCGCACGATCAGGGCCAGCGCCTGCGCCTCCTTGGGCAGCTTGGCGAAGGCCTCCGGGGTATCCAGCGCCCACAGCCCGCGGGCCACCTCGTCATCCATCGCCCCGGACTTGAACAGGTCGAACAGCCCGGCGCGCTCCAGGTCGCCGATCAGCCCGCCGAGGTACTGCCCCCGCAGGGCCTGCTGGACGGCGTCGGCCGACATTCGGGTGCCCAGCCCCGTGCGGTTGGAACCGGCCAGCAGCGCGGTGATCCCCTCCCACGGCCGGTCGGGGAACTGCGTGGCGATGAAGTCCACCGCCTCCAACCGGATGCGGCGGTTGATCGCGGCGTTGCGCTTCTCGATGGCCGCCGCCCGCTTCAGGTCGTTCTCGATGCCCTGCGCAGCCTTCTGTGCAGCGTTCTGGCTCGGCATCCCGCCGGCCATGTAGTTGCGCTGCCGGCGCTTCAACTCGTCCAGCAGGTCATCCAGCTCGTCGTCCGTGAGGTCGGCGATCTCCCGGCGCAGGAGGATGGAACAGGATTCGGTCATCAGCCGTCCCTCATCAGGCAGGTGACGGCCGCCTTGGCGATCTTCCCCCAGCGGTCGGTCTGCTTGGCGAAGTCCGCCGCGGCGCGGATGGTCTCGTCCTCGGCCTCCACGCCGAAGCGGGTGGCCACGGCGGCCAGTTCCTGCTCGGCGGCGGCCAGTTCCTCGGCTATCTCGGCATCGGCACGCTCGGCCGGCGCATCGGGGTCGGGAGCGTCACGGATCTCGGCGTCGATCTCGGCGGCGGTGCGCTCAGAGGTCATCGCGGTATCAGGCGCGCGCACCTGTGGCGTCGGGGCCGCATCAGCAGCGCGCCCTGTCACGCGAAACACCGACTGCCCTTCCGGCACGTACTTCCCGGCGATGCCCCCATCCAGAGCCTTCGCTGCCGGGTTCTCCTCCACCGAGTACCCGCGTTTGCGCAGGGCTTCGTAGACCCTCACGGCCGGAGCCTCCACGACAGAGTCGCTGACGAGTGGCACGCCGCGCTCAGCGGCCAAATCCGCGAGCCGGCTGTACAGGGCCACCCCGCGCCCCTGCCCCCGCATGGATGCATCAGGGATCTCTGCCTTGACCACTCGAAGGCCGCCGTCACGGGCAACCGCAACGGCCTCGCCTGCGTCAGACGCGGCGGTCACGACGGTTTCACCGGCATCGTTCTGCCGCTCGGAAATGCGGACTCTCGGGTCAACGGGAGCAGCGAACGCATCCTCCACGTCCACCGCCCGCCCTTCGGCCACCTGCCCGACGGCGGCCCGCAAGGCCGGCTCGCGGACTTCTGGCGGGGCCGCCGCAACCCGCTCGGCCGCACCCGACGGCCGCTCGGCGCCGATCTCCAGGGCGGTGTCCATGCGGGCGGCCAGCTCCGGGTCGTTGCGCTCGATGGCCGCCTGCGTGATCTCGCGGCCACGAACATCGGCCAGCACCCGGCCGGCATCCGACAGGGGGCGCTCCCACGGCTGTTCCAGCCCGCGCGCGGCGCGCAGGGCCTCGGCCGAAGTTCCACCCACAACGTGCAGCCCACCGCCGAAGATCGTCCCGAAAGCGATGTTGGCGAGGCTGTCGGCCATGTCGTAATCGGCCTGCTCGGCCTGCTTCGCGGAGTAGATCAGCGGCTCGATCAGGGCCGCACCCGCAGCGCCCTCCACCGCACCAACCCCGGCGCGGATGCCCACCCGGCCCGCCGCGGTGGCGTTCTTCAGGAGCCGCAGGTAGCGCGCCTCGCCGAACACCGGGACGAAGGCCGAGGCGATGTTGATGGGGTCGGTCAGGCTCACGCCCAGCGCCAGCCCGAGCCGCGCGGAACTCTCGGCGAAGCCGCCGCGGGCGCGAGCCAGCGTCGTGTTGCGGCTGATCTCGTCCTTCTTGCGCTCGATCAGCAGGTCCAGCGCGCCCTCCGTGATGCCCTCATCCCCGACGGTCAGCGCACCCGTCAGCCCGGCGGCGTCGATCCGGGACACCGCCTCGTCACGCGCCATGCGCGGGCCGGTCGCCCTGGCGCTCGTGATCTCGGCGAACCGCTTGGCGGCCACGGTCGGCAGCTCCGTGACGGTGGAGGCGAACTGCGCCTCCATCACGTCGCCGAAACTCGCCGGGATTTCCTCCAGCGGGACGAAGCTGCGGCGGGCGGTGTCCTCCACGTAGAGCGGCATCAGCGGCGCTCCATCTGCCCGCGCGGCGCCGGGCCACCCGCTGGCGGAGTCGGCAACTCGACGCCCAGCCCCAGCAATTCGTCCCAGGTGAACTGCACCGGGTCGCCGCGGTTGTTGCGCGGGACCATCTGGCCGTTCACGTACAGCCGCAGCCCGGACTCATCCGGGGCGGTCATCCAGTAGCCGTTGCGCCGGACCTCGTCCTGCAACTGGCTCAGGATCACCTCCTCGGCGGTCCCCGGCACCTGCTGCACCGTCCCCGAGGCGGCGCGGAACTCGCGCAGCGCGCGGGTCGCCCCGTCATCCACCAGCCCGGCGTCGAACTGCACCGGCACCCGGTAATCCCGCCCCCGGAAACTGGCGAAGGTGTACCGCTCGTTGGCCACGTCGGTGGCCGCCTTGGCCACGGCATCCCCGAAGGAATCCCCGCGGCTCATGTAGGCCAGCGCCACCTGCTGCACGCTGTTCTTCACCGCGGTCAGCACCGGGGCGCCTTCCGGGCCGAACGTGGCAGACAGATCCTCCAACTCCGACTCGACCTCGTCGGACAGGTCGCGGCGGGTCTTGCCGGCCGGCAACAGCGCGTCCTGCTGATCCTTCGGCAGCATGGACACCTGCGCCAGCGCGTCGGCGGCGCGCTTGGGGATTCCCGAGCCGATCACCAGTGCGGCGTCGGGCAGGTGCTTGGACACCTGCTTGTAGACCTCCGGCCACGCCGGCCCCCAGCGGTCGGACTCCGACGCCATGAGGGCAGCCACCGACTCCTGGCCGGGGGTGGCCATGCGGTCGGCGAGCGCGGACACGTAGCCCTCCGGGAGCGTCTGGCTGCCGGGGATGCCCAGCCGCTCGCGCTCGGCGCGGACGGCCGACAGGTACTCGGTGGGCGAGCCGCCCTTCTGCAAGGCCTCCCACTTCTGCGCCACCAGCGGGCTGTACTGGATCAAGTAGCCGGCAGGATCCTTCTCCCGCGCCGCGATGATGCGCTGGGCGGGGCCGGCGGCGGCGCCGTACAGGGCCGCCTGGTTGGCCGCGCCCTCCACCTGCGTGGGGGCGTAGGACTCCACCTTGGCCGCCAACTCGGTGTTGGACAGCAGGTGCATCCCGGCGATGTCCCTGGACAGCCCGACCATCTGCTGGGCCTGCGCGTACCGCTGGGCGCCGTCCTGCTCGCCGAAGGCGGCCACCAGCTCCGCGCGCGACGGCGTGGCCGACACCGGCAGCCCAAGGCTGGCCGCGGTGGCGATGTCGCGCAGCCGGTCGCCCAGCACCTGCCGGTTCTCCACGGCGCGGGCCTTGGCTTCCGCTTCCCGGCGGCGGATCTCGGTCTCCGCCAGGTTGATGGCGCGCTCGCGGGACTCCACCGACAGCCCCTCCACGGCGCTGCGGCCGGACTTGCCGGGTTCCGCGCGCAGCGCCTTCAGGGCTGCCGTGGGGTCGCGCTCCACCAGTGTCTCGACGGCCGATGCCGACAGGGCTTGGCGCGCCCGCAGCTTGCGGGCCTCGGTCTCCGCCGCTCCCAGCCCCGCGATGTCGATGGTCTCCAACTGATCGGCCAGCACAGAATCGAACTGCTCGGGCTTGGCCCGCAGCAGCGTCCGGGCCGTGCCCTCGGCCTCATCCAACTGGTTCCCGCGCAACGTGCGCCGGCTGTCGGACTCGAACTTGAGCGCGTCCTGCGACAGCGAGTTGCCGAAGTCCCCGAGTCGGGCTTCCAGCCACTCGCGGGCATCCCGCGTGGGGGCGTTCTTCAGCCGCTCGGCGGCGAACTCGTCGTAGTCCTTTAGCAGCGTGGTGGTGAAGTCAGGAGCCCCAAGGGGCGCCTTCTCGCTGCGCTCGGTCAGTTGCTTCTGCCATTCCGCCTGCGTGGTGAGGTAGGCCTTGTTGGCCCACACCCGGCCCTCCCGCAGGCGCATCTCGGCGTCCGCGTTGTTCACGTCGTCCTGCGCCCGGGCGACCTGCCCCAGGGCCTGCCCGACGACCGCAGTGGAGCGGCCCACATCGGCAGGGGCCACGGGCTGGATGCCCATCGTCCCCTGCGGGGTGGCGCGGCGCTGGTAGGTCGGAATTTGCGGCATCAAATCAACTCCAGCGCCCGGCGCCGCTGGCCGTAGTAGCGGGCGTCCGCCATCCCGGCGAGCAGCGAGGCCCCCGATCCGGCGATCCCCGAGAGCATGGCGTTACGCCCCGAGGCCTTCGCCGCGGCCGACTGGTAGCGCAGGCCCCGGCTGCGAAGCTGTCCCGCATATCGGGTGGTCAGGGCCTCCAGCTCGAGGTTCGTGCCCGTGTCCTCCATCGTCTTGCGAGCGGTGTCCGTGAACCCGCCGCCGGACTCCGCGATGGCCGCGGCCTGTTCGGACAGGAACTGCCGCGCCGCCTTGCGCTGGGCGGACTCGGCCTCCCGCGCCTGCGCCCCGGCGATCTTCGCCTCCTGGTCGAGAACGGCCGCCTGCTCGGCAGCGGTGTCGCGGGCCTGCATCCCGCCGAACAACTGGCCCATGACCTGCGTGGCGGTGGCAGCACGGGAAAGGGCTACGGGGTCAGCCACGGCAGTAAATCTCCATGTCCTCGCCAGCCGGCGTGAATCGCTTCAGGAGGCCTTCACGCTGGAACCCCAGCATGGACACCCAGCGCCGGGCGACCGCCCAGCGCGGGTCCACGTAGGCCTCCAGGCGGCGGTAATTGGCCGCGTCCATCCGCGCCTTCGCCGCCCGGTGGATCGCGGCCATGTGCCGGCCGGCGTCGAAGGCGAGCAGCGCCCAAGCCATCGCCCGGCCCTCCCACAGCGGGAGGAACCCGGCGCAGACCACCGGCCGGTCGTCCACGATCCCGGTCCACGCCGGCCCCTGGATCTGGTCGGCGGCACTCAGGTCCACGCCGAACTGCATGGCCTGCAGCCGCAATCCGGCAACGTGTTCGGGCTTGAAGGGCAGGATGTTCATCAGTTGTTGGTCGTCACACGGGGGTACAGCGCCACCACCGTCATGGGCAGCGGCTGGTGCTGTTCCACGCAGATGTAGCCGTCCGTCTCGTAGCCTGAATTGAGGGTCACCGACTTGTCCCCGGTGTACAACGGGGGCGGGGAATCCATCGGCATGGACGGCGTGCGGTACTGGATTTCCTCCAGATCGTTCCACGTGGAACCCATCCGCCCGCCCAGCGAGCGGTACAGGCGCACCGAACACTTCCCCAGCCGCTTGGTCTTGGTCTGCGCAGTGCCATCGGCCGAACCTGCGTCCAGCCGCATGGGGCGAATCCGCCCGACGTATCCCAGCCCGACGTGCACCACCTCGGCCGGAGCAGCAAGCGTGATCGCCCCGCCGCTCACCGTCCGGTCGGGATGCGTCGCGCCATCGGCCAGCACCTTGACGGTCTCGCCCTCCAGGTGATCCAGCCCGCTGATCGTCGTGGCCGCGGCGCCGTCGTAGGTCAGGCCGCAGTCCACATGGAAGGCGTCCTCTTGGTCCCCATCGGCCGGCAGCAGGGCCTCCAGGAACTCGAGGTAGCGGGCCGATCCCCGGCGCACGCAGAAGAACACGTCATCCTTGGAGCCATCGGGGGAGGGGATGACGGTGGCGGACTCCACGACCCCGGACTGCGGGTGGCGGTGCCAGCCGAACACCTGCTGGTCGGGTTCGTGGGTGTAGCCGATCAATCCGCCATCGGTAAGCCCTGCCCATACCACGCTCCACGGGTGCCGCTGGTGAACCATCCACGTCACCCCCGGACTGGTGATGTGCTCGGCCAGCAGGGTGCGGTCGGAGGCGGAATACGCGGTGGCCTCGTCGAACACGATCTCGCGCACCCGGCGCTGGTTCTTCTCCACGAAGAACACGCTCTTGCCGACCTTCAAGGCCCGCACGCCGCTGCCGCCGTAGGCACTGCGGGCATCCACCGTGCTGTTGGTGGGGCCGTAGGGGTTGGAGGTCGAGGCCGGCGCGATGACGAACTCCGCATCTGCCGTGCCCACGAACAGCGCCACCCCGGCCTCCATCCAGCGGATGGCGTTGTTGTCGCGCGACTGCAGGCGGATGTTCACCGCGCTCTCGGCGACCTGCTCGTTGAACTCGTCGGGGGCGAACTTCTCGTACTCGGCGGACTTCGACAGCCACACGTCACGAAGCCCGGCAAAGACCAGCCGCTCCTTCCACAGGGACACGAACCGCGGGTACTCGTTGTGATCGCCCCACGCGCCGAACTTCCAGCGCCACGTTCCGTCGTTCTCCACGCCGAAGGGCAGCGGCGTCAGCACCTCGGCGTCCACCTCGGTGGGCGAGGTGTAGGCGGTGATCCGCGCCACCCCGTAGCCGGAGTTCTGGTACTCCCAGTAGATGCCCACGTTGGACCCGAACCCGGCGTCGGGGTAGATGCCCCGCGTGTGGGTGGGCCGCACCGAGCCGGTCGTGGACGGATAGGTGCCGTCCACCGCCCCGGTGGACAGGTACTCGTTGCCGTCCGAGATGCGCCACACGTCATTGCTGCTCACCGTCTGGTCGGGTTCCCACACCCTCATCCCATCGGCGTCGTAGCGTTCCAGGCGGATAAGTGCCCCGACATGGGCCGCGGTGAACACGTCGGCGGAGGCCGTCAGCGTCACCGTCCCGGTCACGTCGTCGGCCTGGATCGTGAGGGTCTCGTCCTCGTTCATGTCCATGAACGGGCCGTCGTCGGGGATCAGCTCGGCAATCGTCCAGCTCGTGGCCGAGAGCCGGGAGAGCTTCTGCGGCGGCTGCCCGCCCCCGGCGATGTACACCACGTCCCCGGACTGCAGGAACGACAGCGAACACGTCCCGTCGGGGTTCTCGAGATCTGCCGCGGCATAGGGGGTCTGCACCACCAGCGGGGCCACCATCTCACCGCCCGAGGTGTACGTCCCGCCGAAAGTCGAGGACACGAGATCAATCGTCCCGGAGGACGGGCACTCGATCCGCCACGTCCCGGTGGCGTTCGGGATCCCGCCCACGTCGGCCACCGTCACCTCGAGCCCCGCCACCAGCCCGTGGCCAGCGATGGTCAGCCGGATCCGGCCCGTCCCGTCATTGGCAGCCCCCGTGATCGCGAGGGTCTGCACCACCCGGCCACGGTCGGAGATGAAGCCCAGCGCCCCGTCGTTGAACTCCAGGACGGAGGCCTGCTCGTAGTTGAACTCGAAGCGGGTCAGCCACGAGCGGGTCGCCTGCAGCAGGCACTCCCCCACGAACCGGGTGCCGGGCCGAAAGTGCGCCGGCCCCTGTACCGTGGGGATGAAGTTCTCCAGCGTGTCGCAGGCGGAGGGGTACTTCTCCAGCGAAGTCCGCCCGGCCAGCAGGGGCGAGAACTCACCCCCGTTGAATGACTCGATGGCCGGCGCGGCCCGCGGCATCAGAGCCTCCCACGCAGCCAGGTGTCGTCGTCTACCGCCTTGGCGGGGATCTCGATGGCGTTCGCCCGGGCCGCCTCCCGCAGGGCCTGCTTGTAGTCCGCCCAGGCCTCCTCCTTGCGCGGGCCACTGTCGGCCAGGGGGATGGCCAACTCGTAGGCCAGCCGTGCGCTCAGGGCCTCCACGAACGCCGGGTCGAACTGCGTGGGGTCGGTGACCTGCCGGATGTAGCGGATCTTCAGCGGGGAGTCGTAGTCGGTGAGGATCCGCCGGCCCTCGATGGTGTAGTCCTCCCGGTCGATGCTGTCCCGGTACTCGTCCAGGTTCAGCCCCGGCGAGAACTCGCCCGCGGACAGCAGCCGCAGGAAGTCGGCGGGCAGGTTGTACTGGTAGCTGAAGCCGAAGGCCGGCGCCTCGGCCAGCTTGGCGAGGCTGTCGCGGGCCTTGGCGAAGGACCACACATGACGCCGCAGCTCGGCGTCGCGGATGGTGTCGAAGCGGCGGGTCAGTTCCCGAGCGGCGGCCGTCTCGTCGTCGAAGCTGACGATCTGCCCGGCGCCGATCTTCGACAGCGCCCCGTTCGCGATGCTGACGTTGGAGACCGCCACACGGTTACACGAAGGCCGTGATGCCGGTGGCCGCGGTGCCCGTCGAGTAGACGCGCTTCACGCGGCCGGGAAAGATGCCCGCAGGGACCGTTGTCGAGACCTCCGTCCCGTCGGGCCGCTGGACGTGCAGCGTGCCACCCACCGCGATCAGCAGGCAGCGCGCCTCCACGGCGATGTCCGCCCCGTCTGCCGGGGTGACGGCGAAGTAGTCCTCGGCGGTTTCCAGGCCCCGCCGGCCTGCGGTTGCCACGTTACGTGTTCGCCGGGGGCCAGACCGGCGACTCCGACAGCTTGGCGAGGATGCCCTGCACCGCCTGGATCGTCTCCAGCCGGGTCGTGGACGCGTCCACCAGGACGCGCAGCTCCACTGCCTTGCTCGTCGTGGACGACGCCACGGTCAGTTCGACCGGGATGCTGTCGCCCACGTCGGCGCCGATGAAGGTGTCTGCCATGTGAGACTCCGAAAGAGCGGGGCCGAGGGGATCACCTCCCCCCGGCCCCTGCGGTTACACGACGTACAGGACCTCGACCTTCTGGGCCGAGTTCGCGTCGGCCATGATCTCGGTCACGGTCGCAGCCACGTCGTAGTCGATGCCCGGATCGCTCGTGAGACCCAGCGCCGACCACAGCGGCTCGTCGGACTCGTCCAGGCTGTACTGCCCGGACTCGTGCGTGACGTTCGTCGGGGCGATGGCGCCGCCGCCCGGATCCAGCGCCGAGGCGAAGAAGTCGGCATCCACCACCGCACCGCCGTTCTCGGCGGTCTGGTAGAGACCGATGTCCACCTGGCCCGTGGCGCCGGAGGCCTCGGCCGCGTAGATCACGGCCGACACCCGCGCGTTGGAGGGGACGCGGCAGAAGCGGTAGGTGGAACCCACCGAGTCCGACGCGCTGTTGTTGACCACGCCCATCGCCGACTTCAGCACCCCGCCGGAGACGTTCGCGTTGTTCACGACACGCGGCGTCGCCGTCAGGTTGGTAATGGCCGGGGACTTGAGGTGCACGACTGCCATGTGATTACTCCCTCACCCAGATGCGGGTGATCTTCTTCTCTTCGAGGCGCGTCGCACCGAGGGACTGGAAGGCGTAGACCTCCCAGGGGTTGCCCTTGTACTCCTTGGCCTCGCGGACCTCCATCTTCTGGTTCTGCCACATGCCGAGGTGCATCCCCGACTTGGCCCACAGCGGGATGGAGCGCGACGTGCCGGCCGCATCGTCCGTGCCGGTCACGAGGAGCTGGCTGTGGATGAACTCCACGCCCAGCAGCCGCTTCAGCCGGCCGTTGACGATCACCGGGTCCATCGCCGCGCGGTACTCGGCGCCGATGACCTGGATCTCGTTGAGCAGGTCGGCGTTGGCACCGGCGTTGATCGCGCAGTAGATCTGGTCGTCCTCGTCCACCTCGTGGCCCTGGAGCAGTTCCAGCGCGGCCTTGATCTTGGCCACGTTCATGCCCGAGGTCGTGCCGCCCACGCTCACGCTCACCGTGTTGCCGGCGAGGATGGACGTGGCCGTGGTGCCGGTCTTGCCGGTCTGCGCGTCCGCGGTGAAGGCCGCGATGATCGTGCGATCCTTGCGGCGGTTGATGGAGTTGACGGTGTTCTGCACGTACGCCGACTTGTGGTCGGCCACCATCTTCAGCTTGTCGAACGTGTCGATGAGCTGCTGGATGTCCCAGTCGGACGGCGACACCCACCGACGATCCACGGGGGCGTCGGTGCGGGTCTTGGGCTCGAACCGGGAATTGACCTGCGACATCTCCACCACGCCGACCTGATCGACGGGGGAAGCCTGCTCGCCGGTGTAACTGCCGGTGGTGACGGCGGCAGCGAACTTGGACTGCTTCTGCTGCAGCAGGAGCGCGACGTTGCTCGCGTACTGCTGGCTGTAGTGACTGAGCAAGTTGATGCTCATGGACTTGACCTCCGAAAGTTGGAACGCTTCCGGTCAGCCTTGTCCTCGCGGGGGCTTACCTTGCCGGTATGCGCGCCGGCCGCGCGACTGTCTTTCCAGTGCCAGCGGGGTCCGTAGACTTGTCCGCTTGAATTGAGGGTCTGGTGCTGATTCGCAGATGTCAAGCACCAAAAGAAAGGCCCCCGAAGGGGCCTAGGTGGTGGTGGCGGAAATCTACGCGGCCTGCGAGATGAGCAGGTCCAGCCGGTCCTTCTCGGCCTTCGCCGCGGCGTCGCCCTCGGCCCACTTCGCGAGCCAGGCGCCGTCCTGCATGAGCTGGTCGAGCCGGGCCTGCGCGGCCTGCTTGGACACCGGGGCCGCAGCGCCCTGCCCGCCCTCGGCGAACCGGCCCTCGCCCAGCATCTTCCCGGCGGCGGCCATGAACTTCATCATCGGCGCCGAACCCCAGGCGGATTCCAGCATCTCCAGGTTCTTCGCCGTGGCCTCGGCATCCCAGCCCAACTCCAGGGACAGGGACTGCACGAACCGCTGGCCCAGCGCGGCGTTGGTGGCGAACTGCCCACCCCACTCCTGCTGCAGGGCCGTCATCTGCTCGGCCACCTTCGCCTCGGCGGCAGCCTGTGCCGCTGCCTGTTGCTGGCCGGCGTACTCGTTCAGCGCCCCCACCAGCCCCTCGGCGGCCTTCGCCGGGATGCCCAGCTTGTGCAGGATCGGCGCCATGTGCTTGGCGAAGCCGTCGGACTGCCCCTCGGGGACGGCGAGCTTGTAGCCCTCCGGGTTCTCCGGCACGCCGAGCTTCGCGTGCAGGGCCTTCCAGCCCTCCGCGTCGTTCTCGTCCTTGGGCATCAGGAACGTCCGGCCCGCCTTCTCGGCGCCCACCAGCGTCTCCAGGTTGCGGTAGGACGCGATGGCCTTGTCGGGGCTGTCCCAGCCCTTGTTCTCGATGTAGCCCTTCACGTCGTCGGCTACGGTGCCGTACCACGGGGCGGCGGCCCCACCCTCTGCGCCAGTTGCTTCATCCATCATTGTCTGCGACCTCGCGAATGTTGATGACGAAGCGGTCGCTCAAGTGCAAATGCTCGAGGATCCGCAGCCACACCTCGCGCCGCCCTTCGGCCTGCGCGGAAGCGATGGGGTCGATGACTCCCGCCGTGCTGGAGTACACGCTGGTGGACTTGTGGGCGCGGCAGAAGCGCGCCAGGTCGTTCAGCACGATGGCCGGTTCCGGGCGGGGTTCGCCGGTCTCGCCGAGGAACGTCCGGCGGTAGGCGTCCCGGCGCTGCTTGACCGTCTCGGCGCGACTACGCGGCATTCGTCAGGCCGGCATCCTTCGCCGCCTTGGCGATCCCCGGCGCCTGCTCGGCCGCCTGCTGGGCCATGAGCGTCTGTTCGCGCTTGGCACGCAGTTCGGCCACCGCCTTGGGATCACGCAGTTGCTTCACCGGCATTCCGTTGATCTGCGCCACGTCGCGGGCGATCTGGTCGGTGTCGTAGTTGTCCAGCAGGCTCGGATCCACCGCGGCCAGCGGGCCGACGGTTTCCAGCGTGCGGGCCACCGCCAGGGATTCGCCCGACCGCTGGATGCGGGTGAGCGGGCCGTCGTACTCGATCTTGTACTCGCCGCCGGCCTCCAGCAGCACCTCAGGCATCGGGGGGAGTTCGCCGGAGCGGGCCAGCAGGTCGATCTCGCGCTCCACGAGCTGGCCCAGGAACTCCTGCTGCCGGCCGATCACCGGACCCAGCAGCATTCCCTGCTCCTGCGCCCGCTGCAGGGACTCGGTGGCGGTCATCTGGGGATGGTCCACCACGACCTGCAGCAGGGTCACGTAGAAGCTGTCGTTGATGATCCGCTGCTCGATCTCCATCAACTCCACGCCGATGTCCACCCGGGCGCCGGGGTTGAAGGGCTTCACCAGCTCCTCGCCGGAATCGTTCAGCGCACCGCCATTCAGGGCGCCGGGCCGCAGGTTGAAGCCCTGCAAGGCGCCGTCCTCGGTCAGCATCAGCGGCGGGTCCACGGCCTTCTGGCCGGCGCGCACGATGGTGCGCTTCATCTCGTTCAGGGTCTTGAGGGTGGGCAGCACCCACACCGCAGGGCCACGGGCGTACACCTCGCCAGCCAGCGTCACGTCGCGCATCGTGGGGTAGGGCCACGAGAAGTAGTGCGACTCCTCGAGGACCGACTTGAAGTCCTGGCAGATCCACGTCGAGGCGAACTTCGCCCCGGCGGGATACCGCCTGCGCTGGGCCTCATCCACCGGGAGCGTGGCGTGGATGAACCAGAACATCTGGTCGGGGTTCTTCTCCAGCGCGGTGTTGATCTGCGGGGGCAGGCTCTTGGGCCACTGACTGGCGGCCTGCCGGGCGCTGTACTGGAACCGGCGGTAGAGCGTGTCCACGATGCCGACGTGGTTCTCCGCGTAGTAGGACTCCGACAGCGGGATGGCCCGGTAGCGGATGCCCCTGCCGGGCACTTCGTCCACGAACAGCGAGGCATTGCCGAGGCTGCCGTGGCAGTAGTGGGCCGTTCCCAGCGCCCCGGTGAAGCCCGCATGGGGGGCGTACCGGCGGCGGAAGATCAGCTTGTTCAGCTCCTCGAAAAAGCCCTTGACCTCGTAGTCCTCCTCCAGCGACTCGTCGGCGGGCTTCAGGGTGTGGTACACCGCGGTGCGCGGCATCCCGAGGGATTCCAGGATGGCTGCGTACTTGCGCAGGGCCAGCGCCCCGGTGGCGTCGTAGAGCTTGTCCTGCCGGTCCTCGCCGGGCGTGCGGGGGCCGAGGAACTGCGCCTCGCCGGGCAGCACCCGCTCGGCGACCTGCTGGAAAAGCACGTCGAAGTTGGAGCGGTTGGAGGCCAGTTGCTCCAGCCGCTTGATGTGCCGGTCGGCGACGGTCTCGCTCACTGGCCCAGCAGCGCCTTCGTCGCCGTGTTGGGCTTGCCCGAGACCCCCAGCGGGCTGGTCAGGATGTTGGCCGCCCCGCCGCGCTTCTTCGCCAGACGGTCCTGCAGCTCCTGCGACTGCCGGGCCGCATCACTGGTGGGCACCTTCGGGGCCGCAGGGATCTTCGGCGTCTTGGACAGCAACGGGGTGAAGCCGGACAGGACGCCCGCCCCGGTCAGCGCCTTGGAGGCGAGACTGGTCCCGGCCACCTCCCCCACCGTGGGGGCGGCGGTAGTGGCGGCGAGGTTGGTCAGGGCGGCGGTGGCCGACTGCACGCCTTGGGTCGCAAGGGCCGCTTCGGCCGCCGACATGGCGCCCGTGGCTGCCGCCGCACCCGTGGACGCCGCAGCGCCTGTGGCAGCACCGCCGGCCGCAGCCGCCGTCGTGCCGGTGACGGCGCTCTGGAGCGCCGCGAACATCGCAGGAACGAATGCCATGCACCCGAGGGTCTGGCACCGATTCGCAGATTGCAAGGGCTACATGGTGGCGTAGCCCCGCCGTCCGCCACGGTTGGCGGCCACGGTCTTGGGCTTGATCTTCACCCCGAATGTCAGGGCCAGCGAATCCGCCCGGTCGGGGCTGAACCCCAGCTCGTCCTTCATCACATCCTTGGGCACCATCAGCAGCCGGTCGGACTTGTCGTGCTTGTACTCCAGCGCGGTCAACTCGCGCTCCAGGACGGGGTCCGCTGGCAGCGCCAGCCCGGAGCGCAGGGCCTCCCGCAGCCGCCAGTACATGGTCATCCGCATATTGGCGTGCTGCGCGTCGGTGGACTTGGCGGCGAAGTTCACCCCGTAGACCGCCGCTCGATCGCCGAGCATCTGCCGCAAGCGGTCTTTGATCGGGCCGCCGACTCCGGTCTCGTCCACGACGATGGCGTCGGGGGCCAGGTGCGGCCGGCTGTCCGTCGCCAGGTCAACGATCCGGGTCACCACCGCCATTGAGTCGCGGGTTTCCGATCCGGGGATGACGATCCAGGGCACGGTGCGAGCGTCCATGCCGCGGCGGTAGGAGATGACGAACTCGTCCGCCCCGCCGCGGGCCACGTCGATGCCCATGATGAGCGGATCGTCGCGGAAGCTGGTCGGCGGCCGGCGCATGGCCTCGCCGGTCTCCTTGGTCGAGACGAACCCCATCTCTGAGGCGGACGGCGCCAGCCCCCGGACGCGCACCCGGAAGAAGTCCGAGTCCTCGCCGTAGTCGCGCTCCCATTCGGCGATCTGCTCCAGGTTGGTGCCCGGCACGGTGCGCGAGTCGATGTTGCGGGTCGCCCACCGCGCCCGGAAGCGCCCCCAGCAGTCGTTGAACCGCCCCACGTTGCGCGTCGGATTGCCCAGCGCCACCCACAGGATCTCGGTGTCCTTGTCCGTCAGGGCGCCCTCCGTGACCTCCCAGACGGAGTCGGATATGGCGCTGGCCTCGTCGTACAGCACCAGCAGCCGGCGGCGGGCGTTGTGCAGGCCGGCGAAGGCCTCCGTGTTGGTCTCGCTCCACGGCACCGCATCCATGCGCCAGGTCTTTTCGCAGTTGGCCTGCGTGGAGATCAGCGCGGTGGCCGTAACCGTGAACATCGCCCGCACCTCGGGCATCAGCAGCGAGTGCCACTTGGTGACCTCCGGCCAGGTCTTGGTGCGGAGCTGGGTGTCCGTGTTGGCCGTGACGACCCCGCGGGCCTCGGGGAATGTCGCCGCCGCCCAGATGACCAGCCACGAGGCGAAGGCGCTCTTGCCCACGCCGTGCCCGGATGCCACTGCCCGCCGGATCACCCGCAGGCCCTGCTCGCGGCCCTCGCGCAGCGCGGCACCGATGGCCGACAGCTCCTCGCGCTGCCACTGGTACGGGCCGTCCTTGTCGCTCAGGATCGAGCCGGGCCGGCGCCACGGGAACGCCTCCAGGACGAAGCGCAGCGGATCCTCCGACCAGTCGCGCAGCATCGCGATCCGGGCGGCGCGGTCGTCAGTTCTGGGTGCCGCCAAGGCGGGGCGCCAGGGCTTCGCGCAGCAGGGCGGACAGGCCCTCGTCGGCCGTGTGTTCGTGCCGGTCGCGCCAGTCGGCCTTGCGGCGGTTCTTGAGCCAGAAGATGCACGCCGTCACGTCGGGCGGGACGTGGGCGTCGTACTCCTCCACCACCGGCACGCCCTCGTGCTGCATGATCTTCACCGCCCGGTGGGTGTAGCCGGTGGCGCGGCGGTACAGCGAGTCCTCCACGCGGGTGTCGGCGACCTCCTTCCCGATCTTTAGGGCGTCGCGAAATTCGTCGTGCTTCAGCTTCCAGCGGTGGACGGTTGCGACATCGACCTCGAAGAAGTCGGCCACCTCCAAGTCCGTGGCGCCAAGTTCGGCCAGCTTGCGCGCCTGCGCGGCGAACTCCGGCTCGTACAGGCTAGGGCGTCCTGCGGGCATCAGACTGCCGCCTTGCGCCGCTTGCGCCCAGCCCACGCATGGGCTTCCTTCTCGGGCTTGCCGCAGTGCGCTTCGAGGTGTGACTGAATGGCGTTGTAGATCAGCGACGCGCAGACCTGCGCCCGTGGGCCGGTGAGGGCGTCGATGATCGCCGTGTCGTTGTAGCAGCGCGCCCGCATCGACCCGATGGCTTGGGCGGCGGTGGAGCGCATGGCGGTTTCCAGCAGGTCGGGTTTCATCATGGGCAGGCCTCGCGAATTATTGTAGACGGATCACGGGAAAAGGCTTCGTCAATCTTCGCTTTCGCCATCCGCAGATCCAATTCGCGGCGGCGGTCATCGTCGCGGAGCTGTCGATCTTCCTTGGCGGTCTTGCGCTTCGGGACGGGCTTGCGCTTCATCTCGTTGCCTCCGAGGCGTGAAAGCCTCGCCATGCCACGCCCAGCCGCGCCCGACCTGGCCCTGCCGCGCCATGCCACGCCCTGCCACGCCACGCCGCGCCCTGCCGCGCCCAGCCCTGCCAGCGCCTCAATCGAACCGAACGACCGAGAACCGCCCGAACGTCGGCCGGAAGTCGCCGACGCCGATCAGTCTACCGGCGGTTGCGATCACATCCTGCAAGTCCTGCCGCGAAATGTACTCGGGCGTCAGAACCATCAACTGGAACTCGGCGCGCCAGCCGACACGAAAGGCAGGACGCACGCGGTTGACGCCGGACCGCTGCACCAGCACGCGGCGCTTGTCTTCGTAGTCCCATACGGTCTTGCCGAGGGATGCGATGTTCGTCAGCGAGACGAGCCCGGCCTTGTACAGGTCCATCGCGGACTTCCGCGGGCTGCGCGGATCCTGCCGGAACTTGGCGGCATGAACGCACGCCATCCGCAGATACTCGCCGGGTAGGCCGATCTGGCCGGCGTCGTTGCGGTAGACGTAGCTCTCAACGTTATCGGACTTCTTCGCCTTGCTGTTCTTCGCGGCCTTGCTCTTGGCCTCCACGGCCTCGTTGTTCCAGCGATGCAGCAGCAGGTCGCTGGATCCTTCGATGGTCACGGCCACAGAGTACGGCGCGGATGCCGCGATGTCGTCTTCGGCTGCGTTCGTCGGCTCTGCCAGTCTCACAACAGCATTCATGTCGTTCTCCATGTTACGGATTGCACGCCGCGTGAATTTCCGCAGCGCGAGCGGTGACGGTGACCTCCGTGGCGTTATCGGGCAGGACGACGGACCACGACAGGCCGGAGCCGGTGGCGTCCAGCGTGTCGGCCCGGACGGCCACGGCGATGATCGTCAGCAGGAGAATCGAGAGCAGGGCGGACCACAGGATGCCGCCGATGATGCTGTCGTGTTTCATGTCACTTACTCCACAGGTCGGTTGATCCCCACAAACGAGGGCCGGCCAGCGCGCCGTGCTGGGTGTCGAACACGCGGTCAAGCTGGCGGGTCATGAAGCGGGAGAAGGGGTGGGTCGGCACAAAGAACCACTGGTCAAACTCTTGTCCCCGCACCGAACGGACAAACTCGCTCCGATCCGCCCACCAGCGGCTCAGGCTCACGACCCCGCAGCCGAACAGTGTGCCGGCCAGGTAGGTTGTCAGGTAGATGGGCAGGAACTTCCACGGGCCGAAATTGGGCTTATACAAAATCGTCGCCCCGGCAATCTGTGACCGTAGCGGGTCTGTAGGATCGATCCGCTGCGTCCACAGCCAGCGGAGGCCGCGCAGGTACAGGCCCCAGTTGCGCAGATATTCGATCATCCCATCACCTCGCCACGATCTATCAACGATTTATCAATTTGTGACGAATTGATAATCGCATTGGAGGCCGCCGCCGACCCGTTCCGCTTGCCGCAGTCGGTCATGCCTTCACCTCGATTTTCGCAGCTTCCAGCTTCTGGCGGATCAGCCGCAGGTCGTAGCGCGTCGTGGGCAGGGCGGCGAACGCCATCGAGCGCATGGCGATCTCCAGGCAGTCGAGCAGCACCTGCTCGCGACGGAACTCGGCGCGCTGCTTCGGGGTCAGCAGCGACAGGGCGTGCGCGTCCACGAGGCCCGGAATCACCGCGTGCCCTCCCCGCCGTAGCACTTGGGCCACTGGTTGCGGGCGATGCGCGCGATGGTGTTCTCCGACATGCCGTAGTCGGCGGCTACCGCGGCGCGCTTCTCCCCGGCCAGCAGGCGGCTGAAGGCCTCGCGGATCACGCTCTCGGCGAACTTCGGTGGGCGGCCTTGTGGGCGTTTCACAGTTTCACCACTCCCTCGACCGCGTACTGCTCGATCTGCCGGCCCATTGCGGTCAGCATGGCCCGGTGATCCCCACGGCCCTCGCCGTGCACGTAGCCGCAGCACGGTAGTCCCGTCGTTCGCCCCGCACATCACGCAGGGCTTGTCGCGGGCCGCGTCACGCAGGTTCATGCGACCAGCTCCGCCACGCTCACGCCCACGCTGCCGCCCTCGGTCGGCGCCCGGCGCTCGATCACGAGGTAGTCGATCTGGCTGTCGTCCAGGTACACCTGCGCGTAGCGCAGCGCGTCCAGGATGCCCTTGGGCAGGTTGTCCAGGTCGCGGCGGCGACGATCCGGCGGGGATACCGTCAGCGTCACCGACAGCCGACCGGCGAAGCGGCGGCGCACGCTGTGGGGCGTGGCCGTCACCACCGACTTGCGGTACTCCCGGCCCTCCTGGGAGAGCAGCACCCGAGACTGCCCGCGGACCACCACCGAGCGCCAGTAGGTGTTCAGGCTCGGGGGCCACGGCAGGGTGAAGGCGACGGCTACGTGGGCGGTCATGCGAACAGCCGCCCCTGAGCATAAGCGGCGCTGATCCGCTCGCAGGCGATGTCGAAATACTTGCGTTCTCGCTCGACACCCATGAACGGCTTTCCGGCCCGCGCACATGCCACGCCAACCGATCCGCTGCCCATGTAGGTGTCCATAACGCTGCCCTTGAATGGAAGGTAATTCAGGCACCAGGAATACAACTCGACGGGACGCTCGCAGGGATGGTCTGTTTCGGCCTTGTTGGCGACGGTGAAGTTAGTCCAGCGAATCTCGACAAGTTCTGTTTTGCGGTAGTGGGTGCAGGAGGCAATATCAGCCTTGCTGAAGTTCGGCATCCGCTGGCCCTTGAGCCACACGATTGCACCGCCATTTGGCTCGAAGCAGTTAAAGAAATTGGCGCCCCAAATGATTCGCTGGTCGGCAATCCGCCTTACGATCTCAAACCACTCTGCCGGCGGGCCTGATTCGTTCCACTCCACGGGCTGGCCGGCATTCTGTCCGCGCCCCGATTTGCGGCCGGATGTCTGCACGAAATTCCCGATGCCAAACGGCGGATCGGTCAGCAGCAGCCCGACTCGAAAGCACTCGGGGAGAGACCGCAGAACGTCCATGCAGTCGCCGTGGTAAAGGGGGGCGTCGCCTATGTGGACAACTTCGGTCACGCCGGCTCCCCTTCCGGGGCTTCCAGAACACCGCCGACCGGCGACCGGAACGTGCCGGCGATCCGCTGGCGACGCGGCCCTTCAAGCATCGGCAGGGCCTCGCGGTCCTCTTCGACCTCCGCCAGCTCCCGGTACAGCTCCAGGAACTTGTTGCGCGTGAAGTGCTGCGTGTCCAGCGGCTCCATCGCCAGCCGCTCGTAGCCGCCGACCATGCGGACCACGCGGTCAGTGAGCGGGTCCACCGTGGCGCAACCGCTGCGCCAGTTGCAGCACGTCCGAATGGCCGCCTCCCACGCTTCGCCGGCCGTCTGCGTCGTGGCGGACTTGCGCAGCGCGGTGAACGCGGCCGGGCGCGGCATGAACTCCTCCGTCGCCATCAGGCGCGCCGCGGCGGCCTCGAACTCGGCCAGCGGCCAGTCGCGCAGCGCCAGCCAGTAGGCGTCCAGCAGCGTGTTCGACAGCTCCCGCTGGTACAGCTCGGCCATGCCGGCCATCACCGCCTGGAATCGCTGGAAGTCAGCCGACCGCATTGCGCACCTCCGGGGGTCGCCAGTCGGACACCGCGGCGACGTTCTTGCGGGTGAGGTTCGACAGGTCCGTGCGCGGCGGCTGCTCGGCGAACCGCAGGCCGGCGTCGATGTGGGCGGCGTCGCGCAGGAACAGCCCGAGGTCGTCGTACACCGTGGCCCGGTCGTTCTCGCCGCGGTGGTGCGGGCTGTTGCGGTAGCCGCTGATGGCGCGGCAGAGGTCGGCCACGGAGTACCCGGCCAAGGCTGCGCGGATGACCTTGCGGCGCTTCGGGTCGAGGTGAGCGCGCTCGTGTCCCCAGGTCTGGCGCCAGTGGTCGAACACCTCCGCCACGCCGCCCTGCTCGACCTCGTCTCCCCCCTTGGGGGGTAGGGGGGGTATATCTGCGTCTGTGTTTGTGTTTGTGTTTGTGTTTGAGAGGCGGTCGGCGGCGGTGAGCGGCGGTGAGCGGCGGTGAGCGGCGGTGGATGCCTGCCGCTCGCGGTTCTGGCCGCTGGCCACCTCGCGGGCGTTCTTCGCCATGAGGCGCGCTTTTTCCCGGTAACTCATGAAGTTAACCATCTGCCAACCCCACGGCTGCTCGGGGTCCAACAGCACCAGCCGGCGGCCCTCGGCCTCCTTCGACCGGCTCTCGGGGTCCGGCGCCATGAGCTGCTCGATGCCCTGAAGCAGGAGGTTGAGCGGCCACCCGGTCATCGCCGCGATGGCGCGCGGGTGGATGTCGATCCGGCCGGACGCATCGCACAGGGGCAGAAGACTCGCCATGACGGCCGCGGCCGGCCACTGGCCATGCAGGGAGCCGGAGTAGATCGATCTGAAAACGGGGGTGTAGCCGCTCATGCCCGCCCCCACAGCACCTTCAGGAACTCAGAAAACCTCGGCCCCGAGGGCGGATGGGGATGGGTGGGGAGGCCCGCCCCCGGGGCTTCGGTTGCACCCTTCTCGGTGGTGCGCGCACACGGACTCGCGACCGTGTTTAGGGCGACGCCGGGGGCGGGTCTGACGACCCCGGCGCGCTCGATGAGTTTCGGGCCGGACTCGGGCCGCGGGATCAACCGCAGGGCCAGCCGGGCGTTCTTGATGCGTTTCCCCATTTTCGTCCCCTGCGCTACTGAGTATCGTCGGCCGGGTAGATGTCGGGCCGGATAACCGCCCTGGGAACGCCTGTAGCGGCCTCCACGGCGAGAACGCGGGTCGGGGGTATGACCCCCCTGCGCTTCCACGCGGATGCCACCTGACGGCTTACGTTGACCCTGCGGGCCAACTCGCTGACCCCCACCCTGCTGAAGATTTGCTGAATTGCGTTCATGGCCGGAATAGTAGGCACGAAGCCGCCCGCGTGTCAACAGCGCGAATCTTGCAAAAAAGTCTTGACAGGCAGGAAACGCCGGGTTTACAGTTCGCACATCGGGCAAGCCGATGTTAACCGACAACCGACAGGAGCATTAGCCATGATCTACACCGTCTCATACGAACGTGACTCGGCAGGCATCATCACCCGCCAGCCGCTTGGGACGCCTGCGGCGGCTTGGGGCCGCTACGGAAACACGGCGGAGCTGCTGGCCGAGCACCCGCACGCCGAAAGGCTGCTTGGATGGCCGGAGGGCGTCGTTTATTGGAGTGCCGCGACTGGCCCGGCGCACGGCGTGGCTATTGTCGCCACGTCCGAAGGCAACTAATCCTCCACCGACCCACCACGGAGTACGCGGCGGCTGGCCCGGCCGATGGTGGGAGGGCTTAGGGAGAGAGCAATGACCAAGATGCCTGACCACATCACCGACGAGAAGGGACCCCACATCGTGAACCCCTACGAGTCCGACGCGCCCGACTGGCTCATCGAGCAGGAGCGCGAGCAGGAGCGGGAACGCAAGCTGGCGCGGATCTTCGCGGAATCCTCGATGGAGGATTTCCTGGAGTACGTCTCCGAAGGCGTGGCCGACCAGTGCCTCCCATACGAACACAAGCCCCTCATGCTCAACGGTGAGGCCGTGCGGCTGGACGTTGACATGGCCCTTTGGGAGCAGGAGCGCAAGCACGCCTGTCTGCGTCGCGCCCTCTGGGGCCGTGAGTTCCGCAAGGCCGTGTACTTCGGTGACGAGGCCGAAGTCGGGCGGATGCTCTGCCGTGCCGTTCGGGCGTACATGGAGAAGTGCGTGGAGGTGCGGTCGTGAGTGCCATGCGTGACTTCCACCGCGCCGCCGCCGAGCGCGAGGAGCTGGAGCAGTGGACCGTCCCCAGCCCGTTCTGGCAGGGGGTCGTGATCTGCATCGTCATCGAGGCCATCTGCGGCGTGGTGCTGTGGTGGCTCGTGTCTTTCGCCGACAGCCTCTAGGAGCAGAACATGGAAACCGCAGTCATCCGCCGGGAAGAACCGGCACAAGAGTCCGCCGCGCTGATCCAGGTGATCGAGCGGGCGGCGTCCAATCCGCAGGTGGATCTGGACAAGATGGAGCGCCTGCTGGCGATGCAGGAGCGAATTCTGGAGCGCAACGCCCGCGCGGCCTACGCCGATGCGATGGCGGCCATGCAGGCGGAACTGCCGATCATCGCCGAGCGCGGCGGGATCAAGGACCGGGGCGGCAACGTGCAGAGCCGCTATGCCCTGTGGGAGGACGTGGTGGGCGTCATCACGCCGATCCTGTCCCGCCACGGGTTCTCGCTGTCGTTCCGCACCGGCAACGACGCGGCGGGCGTGACGGTGACGGGCGTCCTGACGCACCGCGAGGGCCACAGCGAGCAGACTTCCATGACGCTGCCCATCGACACCAGCGGCAGCAAGAACGCCGTGCAGTCGGTCGGCTCCAGCACCAGCTACGGCAAGCGGTACACCGCCGCCGCGCTGCTGAACCTGCGCACGGGCGAGGCCGACGACGACGGCCAGACCGGCCCCGGCGGGTTCATCACGGAGGAGCAGGCCGCCGACCTGGAGGCGCTGATGGAGGAGGTCGGCGCAGATCGGCCGAAGTTCCTCAAGTACATGCGGTGCGCCAGCGTGGCCGACATTCCGGCCGCCGCTTACGCCAACGCGGTCAAGGCGCTGGAAGCCAAGAGGGCCAAGTCATGATCCAGGGCAGCGCAGAGTGGTACGCCGCCCGGTGCGGCAAGGTCACGGCCTCGCGGATCGCTGACCTGATGGCCCGCACCAAGACGGGTTACGGCGCCTCGCGGGCGAACTACATGGCCGAACTGATCGCCGAACGCCTGACCGGCACCCCGGCGCAGGGGTACGTCAACGCAGCCATGCAGCACGGGATCGACACCGAGCCGCAGGCCCGCGACGCCTACGAGTTCTTCACCGACAGCGACGTGGAGCAGGTCGGGCTGATCGACCACCCCACGATTCCGATGGCCGGGGCGTCCCCGGACGGTCTGGTGGGCGCGGACGGGATGGTGGAAATCAAGTGCCCCAACACGGCCACGCACATCGAGACGCTGCTGGGCGGGTCGGTGCCGGCGAAGTACGTTGACCAGATGCAGTGGCAGATGGCCTGCACGGGCCGCAAGTGGTGCGACTTCGTGAGCTTCGACCCCAGGATGCCGGAGCATCTTCGGCTGTTCGTCCGCCGGGTGCCGCGCGACGTGCGCCGCATCGAGGAAATCACCGAGGGCGTTCTGGTGTTCCTGGCCGAACTGAGGGACAAGACCGCCCGGCTGGAATCGCTGGGCGCGAAGGCCGCCGCATGACCGCGTGGGCCGAACGCGACGACCGCTTCCGCCGGCAGTACGGGATCAGCCGGAGCAGCTACTACACCCGGCGTCGTGAGGGGCTGTCCCACGACGAGGCGGTGCGCGAGGCGCAGTCGGTGGCCCGGCTTCGCCCGCACCGCAGCGTGGTGCCGATCCGCGGCTGGGGCGGGCGATGACCGCCGTCCTGATGCGCCGGACGATCAGCGGGCTGGCGGCCGATGACGAGGCGGCCACCGATGTTTTGCGTCGCATTCCGGTTGGCAATGTCGTTCGCGTTGATGTGCGCCGGCCCCGCAACCTGTCGGCGCACAGGAGATACTGGGCGCTCGTGAATCTCGTGTACTCCAACAGCGACGTTTACGCCTCCACCGATGCCGCCCACGGGCACATCAAGCTCCTGGCCGGCGAGGCGGACACGGTGATGAACCGAGACACGGGCGAAACGTTCCTGATCCCGAAGTCCATCAGCTTTTCCGCGATGGACGAGGACGCCTTTCAAGACTTCTGGAAACGAGCGGTCAAGGCAGTTGTGGAGCACATCCTGCCCGGCGTGACCGCCCCGGAGGTGGAGATGGAAGTGCTGCAACTGATCGGACACGCGGGAGGGATGCGGTGAGCGATGGCGACGACACGACAACAGGAGATGTTCGCATGACGACCCCCAGGAAACCGAAGCGGGTGGCGGCATGGGAGGATTTGCACGGGCGGAAATTCTGGGACGCCTCCAAATGGGACCGCGTCGAAGGCGATAAGCCCGTCTGGCTGACCATCACCCCTCGCCGGGTGCGGAGGAAGAAGCCGTGATTACCGTGACCCTGAACCAGATCCGCAGGCATAGCCCCTGCGAGGACGGCTGGCGCAAGCTGCTGGTGTCCAAGGGTAAGACCCAAGCGGACGACGAACCGTTTCCGCTGGAAGACGTGCTGGACTCCAACGGGCTGTATGACTGCATGTGGTGCCTGCGGGCACTTGGCCCGGAGCATCACGGCTGGATGCGTCACTTTGCCGTGGACTGCGCGGAGGACGTGCGCCACCTGTTGATAGATGAACGGTCATTGGAGGCGTTGGCCGTGGCGCGGCGGTTTGCTGACGGCAAGGCGACAGACGATGAGTTGGCTGCCGCGTGGGCTGCCGCGAGGGCTGCCTCGAGTGCTGCCGCGTGGGCTGCCGAGAGCGCTGCCGCGTGGGCTGCCGTGAGGGCTGCCGAGAGCGCTGCCGCGTGGGCTGCCGTGAGGGCTGCCGCGAGGGCTGCCTCGAACGCTGCCGCGTGGGCTGCCTCGAACGCTGCCGCGAGGGCTGCCCAGTCACCCCGCCTGCGGGAATAC